AACGAAAACTTACTAAAAGAGAATGAGCTTTTAAAAGTACAGCTATCTAATATTGAGGATTGGTTAAGAACTAGTATTACTGGTGTAGAGTCTGCAGAACATATATTAAACTTATTCTTTAACGATTAACTATGAATAGAGTATTAGTTGCAATGCCTACAGCAGATAAAAAAGATTATTGCGTAGATGAGTTTATAGAGCAGATTAAGACGTTTACATATCCATTATATGACATCTTTGTATTAGATAATAGTAAAGACCCTAAACACGTTCAAAAGTTTTGGGAAAACGGTATAAAGGCAGTACACGAACCTATCAATGGTAACTTTAAGTCTGAGTTAGCTAGACATCAAAACATAATCAGAAACTACTTTTTAAATGGTGATTACGATTACCTATTAATGCTAGAGTCTGATGTATTTGCTGGTGAATGTATCATAGAAAACTTAGTTAGTTATGCTGATGTTTACGGTGCTAGTATAGTAACCGCTACTTATGAGATTAGAAAAGATGAGGACTTACTATGTTTAACCTCAACATCTGATAGAAGATCTGTAAGAAGTGAGAAAATACTAACTAGAGAACATGGTTACAACATAATGGGGCAAGGTACTTTACCATTAAGACACTTATTAGTAGATCCTGATGCTAGAATAACAGCCACTGGAATAGGTTGTACTTTATTCGGTAGAGAGGTATTAGAACAGGTAGAGTTTAGGGTAGACTTAGATTTAAATGCTAATGCTTTTAGTGATACTTTTATTTTTACTGATGCTGAGAAATTAGGGTATAAAATCTTAATTAATTCTAATCTTATATGCACTCATAACAAGTAATTTATTATTTTAGTGTTATGGATGAGATTATAGGAATGGCATTAAACCCTGAGTATTTTGAAACTGAGGAGGAAATGGATGGATTAAGTGATGAAATAGCGATGATTCACATAGCGATCGGACATATACCAACCTCAACAAAAATAGATTTTATAAAACAAAATTAACATTAAGCCAAATGAGTTTAGCCACTAAAAAAGTACTAGAGAAAGAGTTAGAAGTATTTAAAAGCCGTATTGAGTTCTTAAATAAATGGATGATTGAGATTAAGAATAAAAACTATGAAACTGAATACGATAAGTTTTCTTCATTAAATGAGCTTTATAAATTAGAAAACGAAAGAGATTTTAAAGCCACATTAGTATCTCAAAGAGTTAGCCAAATAGAAACTATAAGCAATCAAGAGGAGTTAAAGATAAAAGCATCTAAGGAATTACCTGATTTGATTAATAAGGCTGAAATCGTATTAGAGCAAGTAAGAGCGGATTTAATCGCTTTAAAGACATCTAAACCACTAAAGAAAGAGGCTAAAGAGCAAAGGTTAAACGGTATTAAAATGATTACACTACAAATAGAGCAGATTGATACTATTATAATGGGTTGTATTGAGAGATATAAAGCAAGTAATACACATACTCAACTATTAGCAGACTTTAGAGTATTAAATGAGGTGTTAAAGCTTAAGAAATGAGTTTAATAGGCTTATTGTTTACCTTGTTATTAATCAGGATAATAGTAAAGTTTATACGCAATAATTTCCAATAAACAAAATAATTTTAATAAAGGGGGTTTAATTACCCTCTTTTTTTTGTACATTAGTTATATCCAACTATCAGCCGTATATCTAAAAATATGGCAACAATAATTAATAATACAGACGGTATAGAGATAACCGATAATGGAGGAAGTGTTTACTTTATCAAATATGATAATGTTAAACTTCTTAAATCAGCAACAACTTTAAGCATTTACGATAACTCAGAAAGGAGATCAGGAGCTAACGCATTAAGATTTACTAGTGCAGAGGTAACTAATCCAGCTACAGCTAACGTAGATGCTCTTTATTTATCAATTAGAAACTTTATAGATTAATGGCTACAATTACAAATTTAACTAGCGGTATAGAGGTAGACTTCGGAGGGGCGGTTACTTATATCAAACACAATAATGTTAAACTTCTTAAAAGAGGTACTAACATCAATATTTATGATGACTCTGATGATGACGGTAACCAAAGAGGACAGGTTTATATAACTATTCCATTTAGTGAGGTTACAAGTCCTGTTACGGCTAACATTGATGCACTTTACACAGCCGTTAAAGGTTATATAGATGTTTCTAGTGGTGGTGGTGGTGGTACTGATGCGAACGCTGTTCATGTTAATGTAGGCTCTGAAATATCAGCAATAACGGCTAAGGCTACACCAACATCTAGCGATATTCTATTAATAGAGGATGCTGCAGATAGTAACAATAAAAAGAAGATTACTATAGGAGATTTACCAGCTACAAGTGATGCTGATGCTGTTCATGTTAACGCTGCTAATGAGATCACTGCAATAACTGAGAAAACAAGTGTAGATAATCAGGATGAGTTTATATTAGAGGATAGTGATGCTAGTTATGTTAAGAAAAGTATTACTAGAAAGAACATTATTAAACCTATTAGTAATAGTATAGAAACAGCAACAACTTTAACTCCTAATATAGATGAGAATGATCAAGAGATAGTAACAGATTTAGCTAGTGCTTTAACAATAGCAGCTCCAACAGGTACACCATCAACAGGTATGAAGTTAGTTATTAGATTAACAGATGATGGAACTAATAGAGCTTTAACATGGAATGTTATTTATAGAGCTATAGGAGTTACTTTACCAACAACAACAACAGCTAATAAGATTTTATACATTGGTTGTATTTATGATGAGGCTGGTAGTAAATGGGATGTAGTAGCAGTTAAAGAAGAGGTTTAAAAAGTAGTAATAATAAGTATTAAAAATTAAAAAAAAGTGATAACAATAATTAGCAAAATAGAATTAGAGGGTACTGATAACTTAAACTATACTGATGTTGGTTACACTACAGATATAAGTGTAATAAATGAGATTAACGAGGCTTATGATAGTACACTAGGTAAGTTTTTAGGTGAGAACAGAACTAAACTAGAGATAGGTGAGGTATCAATAAGTACTTTTTTTAGTGGTGTTAGCTATGTTAATGAGGCTAGAACAGAGGTGGAAAATGTTGATTCTTTAAGCCTTATTGAAATCACTAACGTAAATCAATTATAATGGCTGTACCAACTAAAGGAAATGTTACAAGTGCTAACCCAACTCCAGGAGCTAACTTTAAAACACAAAACCATACCCAAAATACGGGTAATGATGGTTTAATTATAGCTCAGTTTACTATGAGTAATGCTAGGACTTACACTAGTTGTACTTATGGCGGTGTTGCTATGACTCAGTTATATCAGATTAATAGAAGTGGTTTATCTCAAAGAATGGCTTTCTTTTATTTAGAAAACCCACCAACAGGAAACAACACTTTAAGAGTTAATTTTAATAACTCACAATGGAATCCTATTAGTATGCATATTAGGAGCTTTACTGATTGTGGAGGTGTAGGAGCATCTACAAGAACAGGAGGTCAATCTACACCAAATAACGGTAGTTTAACGGTAGAGGATGATAGTTTAATAATGATTACTTCATCTAGTATTAACGCTATTACAAGCCAACAAATACCAACGGGAACAAATCAAGCATATACGCAACATAACACCAATAGACAAGTAGCTACGGGTGCTATATCTGCTGATGTTGGTCATAGTGCTGGTAGTATTACTTTACGATCTACCTCGACATTCGGAAGTATAACACTAGATAGAACAGAGATAAAAGGTTTATCTAGTTCAGTTGATACATCAGGAGGCGACTTTTTTATGTTAATGTAATATGGAGAGCGTTTTAAAAGAATTAGCAGAGAATTTAGAGGGAGGATTAATAACAGCTTTAGTTATATTGTTTTTAGCTTTTATGTGGATATTCAAAAAGAACATACCTACATGGGTAAACAATATATTTAGATTAAAAGATAAATTGACTATTAAATCTTTAGAGCATCATGATGTTTTTAATACTTGCGCAAGGGTAGAGAAAGAGGTATCTTTTATGAAGTTCTACACTTATGGAGAGTACGACATATCCAAGAGTAAAATGTGTAAAGACTTTACTAAACATAAGATCAAAGTCTGTTCAGAAAGCTTTAACAACATACTAAAGGATGATATTGAAAAAATGAATCCTGATGAGTTTAAAATGTACATTATAGAAGCTCAGACTCAAATGCATATTAAATACATTGGTGCTATTGTAGATGAGTGGAGAGATAAAGGTATAGCCGAAGATGATATTAAATACGTTATTGATTTATTTGAAAAGTTTAGATATGATGTTGTAAAGGCTTTTGAGTATAGAATAAATTCAATTTTTAGTACTACCAGCCATAAAAACAATACAAGACGGCTATTAGCTATATTTGAAATGTGGGCTTTTGGTATTGATATGCTTCCTAGAGATATGCAAACAACTTTTGAAACTTTGAACGGTAGATTTAAAGAAATAAACTACTAAGTAAACTCTTATTTAGAATCAATCTAAATTATTTTACTATATTTAAACTATGGCTGATTACAGTAATATAATAGACGAATTACAGATAATAGCTAATGCCTTTGATGATGTTAGCTATTTTCTTTATAACCGAGTTAGTGCTGTAAATGGTACTCAAAATGCTAAAGGTTATCCTTTAATTCTAGTAAACTCTACTCCTAACACTATACGAGGTGATATTAATAATTCTTTTCTACCGAATAATAAGCGCTTTACCGTTGATATCTTTTGCTATAATTTGCGAAATAGAGATGTACAAGCGGTTAAGACGATGCAAAAAAGCCAAGCGGAGGTAGATGCTATATTAGATAAATACATAGCTGAGGTAATTAGAAGAAATATATCAGGAGCTAATGGATTTAGTATTGTAGAGTTTAACACAATAGGCGGTTTTATGGCTCATGATGTACACAATGATAAGTTAGTAGCATCTAAATACTCAATAACAATAGAATTAGACTCAAACTGTGTAACTGGTACATTTAATTACTAATGCTAGACTTTTCTAAGGTAGAAAATATGATAATTAAGGCTTTGCAAACTGAGTTAATTGGGCAAGGTCATAAAGCTACTGGTGAGTTAATAAACACTATTGAGGGTAGAACAATGCAGTTACCTGATAGTGTAGTTATTGAGATACTAATGCAAGACTATAGCAAGTATGTTAATGATGGTAGAAAGCCAGGAGCAAAGAAAGTACCTATAAGCGTTTTAGTAGATTGGATAGAGCGTAAAGGAATAGCGAGTGGAGATAAGGATATAAAAAACTTAGCCTTTGCTATTCAGATGAGTATATTTAAAGAGGGATCACCAACTCAAGGTAGTTTTAAGTTTAGTAATAACGGTCGTAGAGCTGGTTTTATAGATTTTGTAATACTTACTGAGATAAACCCAATAGTAGATGCTTTAGGTAAAGAGGTGTTTAGAAATGTAGATAATATAGTAACTGATATAGTTCAAGACTATAATAAAGATAATAAGTAATGGCAATAACTTTAGTAACAGCTCCAACATCACCAGTACTAGCCTATAGTCCTGTAGTGTTTCAGTTAAATAGTAATAACGCTGATATAGTACACTTAATAATTGAAACGGTAGTATCTTATGATGAGTTTGTTACACCTCTTAGAAAGTCAGCAACAAGCGTACAACCTAATTTAGGTACTACTAATGAATTTACTTTTGATATATCTGATATATTAAGTGTTAATGTTGACTTTGTTTTAAAAACATTAGGTTCTAGTGCTATAATAAATGATACTGATAACTTACAGTTTAGAATAAAAGCCTACGAGGTAACACAAAACCCAACAACAGGATTATTAGAAACTAATTACGATCCAGCAGATGCAAACAATACTAATACCAATTATCAAAGTGCTGTTTTTGCTGGTTTTAATTGGAGTGAGAGCCATTTTGACCTTAATAGTTTTAATTTATCTAATTACTCAATGGTTTCGGATGATAAGTTATTCCTTACTGAGGGTACTAACCCAAAAACTATAGAACTTAATCAAAATGAGTTCTTAGGTATGGCTTATGCTGTATCTACAGGAGGGGTAAAGAATTACAAAATAAAAGTATTAACTTATAATAGTGCTAACGCTTTATTAAACACTGATTTAATAAATGTAACACAATGGAATAATGTAACTGTAAGCTCTTTAACTGATTCTTACTTAGATGCTCCTGTAGGTACTCAAAACCTTATTAACGCTGGTATTAGTTTAACCAATGTTGCATACTATACAGTTAGGCTAATTAATGATGATGGTAATAAGTCGGAGTTAAAAAGATATAATATAATTGATGGATGCTCTACAGATTTAAGGGTACATTTCGTTAATAAGTTTGGTAAACAAGATAGTATAACTTTAAAAGGTAATCAGATTGAGGGATATACAAACAAGTCTACTAGATACCAAAAGGCTTTAAGTAGTACTTATAGTTCTAGTGATTATGGTAGTGCTATTGTAAGAAATACAAAGGTTAAAAACTTTACAGCTTATTCTAAAACTATCGGTAGAGATACCTTAGCTTTTGCTCAAAGTATGTTAACTAATAACATGGCTTGGATTGAGGTAGGTGGTAGTTACTTTAGTATCATTATTGATGATGGTAGTGGTGTAAAAGTTAACGAGCATAATATGCCTATACAGTTTATTTTAAATTTTAGTTTAGCTAATAACGAAAGAGGTTTAAGAGGATGAATGACGTAGTAATTAGAATATTAGATACTAGTAATAATGTACTAGGTAATTTAGATTTAACTAGCTTTACTGACTTTCCTTTAGTACTTACTAAGGGTATTGTAAACCTGGATAACTTAAAAGCTCGTACTGGTACATTTTCAAAGACTTTTAAAGTACCTAATACTAAGAATAACGCTACTTTATTAAGTAATATAGATGATATAAACAGCAGAAAAGACTATAGAGATGCTTTAAACCGTAAACCGTGTGTTATTATAGCAAACGGAACGCAAATAGATAAAGGTTTTGTACAGGTTAGCAAGGTTTTAGAGGGTTTTGAGTTAGATAGTTATGAGTTAGTATTTTTTGGTAATAACATTGATTGGGTTAAGGGTGCTAGTGAGTTAAAATTAAACAGTTTAACATATAGAAATAACGCTCAAGTTTATAATTTTAACGGGATAGATGCCGCTAACTTTTCAAGTGTATCATCATACGATCATGCATACCCATATATTAGTAGAGGAGGTAATGAGGATATTAATAACGCTCAAGTAAGAGACTTTTACCCTTGTTTTTATATTAAAGGATTAATAGAAACTGGTTTAAATAGTTTAGGTTGGAATATTAATAGTACTTTTTTAAATACTGCTGACATAAAAACATTAATAGCTGATATTAATGGAGATATGACCGTAAATAAAGATATTATTGATGAGTCTAAAACTAGAGTATCTTTAACATCTCCAGTATCTACAATAGGATTTAATAGGCTAGTATTTACTGATGACTCTACACCTCCTAATAATGATGTTAATGATAATTATAGTTTAGTTACTGGATATTATACTATACCAACTACAGGTAGATATAACTTTAAAGTAACTTTAAATACTGGAGATTGGACTTTATCTAGTGGCGCATCTAGTGTAGATTTAAAAGTTACAATAGCTCAACAATTTGGATCTACGGTAGGTGTAAAAGGTGAGTTAACTAGAAGTATAAAAGCTAACCAAGATGATCAAGCTACTTATGATATTTCTGCATTATGTACTGCTGGTGAAACTATATCTGTATATACTAGATGGACTAGACCGCTTAATCAAACTTTCAATTTTAAAACAGGTTCTTTTTTTGAAGTTCAAAGAAGTAATGAATTAGTAGAGGGTGATAATTTTTCTTTAAATGAAATAATACCTAGTAATACAAAACTTTTAGACGTTATTAACGACTTTACTAGAATGTTTAATATATACTATTGGACTGATGTAAAGACTAAAACTATATACTTTGAGCCTAGAGATACGTTTTTTGAAAGCAAAGTAACAGCTTTAGACTGGAGTGATAAGCTAGATATTAGTAATAAATATGAAATAGACTACATTAGTAGCTATAAAAGAAATATAAGCTTTAGTTATAAAGACTTAAGTAATGATGAATGGCTTAAAGGTTGGGAAAATGCTAATAGAAGAACATATGCTAAATATACTCATGAGTTACCTGAGCGATTTGCAGAGGGTACGACAGAGATTAAATTAGGTTTATTTAGTGCCTCTTATGGTCATATAGCTTCTGAGGTTACTCCTTTAATAAATTCATCTTATAATGCTAATATAGCACCAACTACTTTAAAGATTTGGAACGAATATGCAACAGGAGGAGATGTACCTAATGAAAGGATAAGTAGTTATAACCCTAGAATTTTCTTTTTTAAAAATGAGCAGCAATTATCTTTAGATGGCTCTAATAGATATATCAAAAAAAATGGAATATTTACTAAATTTATTCCTTATGGTATATTTGAGTCATACAATAATACAAACCCACCTCAAAATTTAAGTTTTACAGGTAGTGATGGTTTATTTGAAACATACTACTCTAGTATGCTTAAAAACATTGAGGAGGGTGGTAGGTTAATAGCTTATTTAAACTTAACTAATACAGATATAGATAACTTAGACTTTAGAAAGTTAGTCTATATTGATCGACCTAGTAAGGTTAGTGGCTACTACTTAATAGAGCAAATAATAGACTTTAACCCATTAAGCGATGGATTAACAAAAGTTAGTTTATTTAAGTTTGAAAATTTAGGTAGTGTACCAATAGATACCACTCAGCAAGGTAATAATAGTAGTAACGATGATGACGCTAACGACACACCACCACTAGATTACATCTATGTAGAGGATGGTAGTAATTTATTAATAGTTTTAACAGAGGATTCAGTAACGGGAGCATATTCAGCAATTAGAAAGTAAGTCATGGCAGATAAGGTAGTAGCAATTAAGATAGATGTACAAGGTACAGCAGACCAAAAAAAGAAACTAGAGGGTTTAGAGAAGTCTTTAAATACTTTAACTAAAGCCCGTAAAAGAGTTAACGACCAATTAAAAAACGGTAAAATAACACGAGACCAGTATGCTAAAAGCATGGCTCGAATTAATTTAAAACTTAAAGGAACTAGAACAGAGCTTTTAAAGACTAGACAGCAGATGCTAGGAATTGATAGTTTTACTAAAAAACTAGGAAAGAGCTTTAGTAAACTAGGCACTTCTATTAGTGGTGCTTTTATTGGTTTGTTTGCTGTACAAAAATTATTTCAAGTATTTCAAGAGGGTTTAGAGGTTAACAAACAGTTTGAAAAGTCTATAAGTGAGTTAAGTGCTATTACTGGTCAATCAGGTAAAGAGTTAGATAAACTATCTGATGCAGCCCGTAGAATGGGTAAAGAAACTACTAAAAGCGCTGTGCAAGTTGCTCAAGCTTTTACTGTTGTAGGTTCTAAAAGACCTGAGTTACTTAAAAATGCTGATGCTTTAATAGAAGTTACTGAGGCATCTATATTACTTAGTGAAGCCGCTGGTATTGCAGTGCCTGAAGCCGCTCAAGCTGTTACATTAGCTTTAAATCAATTTGGCGATGCTGCTGGTGGTGCTTCTAAAGTAGTTGATGTTTTAGCTGCTGCATCTGTAGAGGGTTCTGTATTAATACCTCAATTAGCTGAGGAGTTAGCTAAGTTTGGGGGTATTGCTGAGAAGTCAGGGCTTAGTGTAGCTCAGGCTGCTGCATCTGTTGAAGTTGTAGGTAAAACAGTTGAGCAAAGTGGTACAAAGCTAAGAAACATACTTATTAAATTAGAATCAGGCTCAGAAAGGTTTAGACCGAGTGTAGTTGGTTTAAATACAGCCTTAGATAACCTAGCTAAAGAGGGGTTTACAGAGATAGCTCCACTTGCTCAAAAGTTTGGTAGACAAAATGCTGAGGCAGCTTTAGCTGTAATACAAAACAGGTCAGAGGTTGCAAAATTAACAACTGCTTTAGATGTTAACGGTATAGCACAAAGACAAGCTACTGTAATGACTGATAATTTAGATGGAGCTCAACAAAGGTTAGGCAGTGCTTTTGATGAGTTGTTTTTAACTATTGGCGATGGTAGTGAGGGCGGTGCTTTAACTAAGTTAATAGACAGTATAGCTGAGGGTATTAATAGTTTTTCTGAGTGGGCTAACGAAACTGGAATATTTAGTGAAGTTTTTAAGTTACTTACTAATGTTATTAAGTTTTCGCTTAAACCAATATTACTATTATTTCAACGTGTTCAGTCATTAGTTAGTTCTTTTGATACGGTAGATAGTAAAGTTAGTATAGTTGTTAAGACATTGAGAGTATTTGGAGCTATTATAGATACTGTTAAGCTTGGTATACAAACTTTAATTAATACTGTAGTAACTGGTTTTGGTGGTATAGGTAGAATTATCAAGGCTGCCTTAAGTGGTTCTTTTAGTGAAATACCTGATATAATTAAAGAAACTTTTAATAAGTCTGCTGATGGCGCTATTAAGTTTAAAGAAGAAACTGTTAAAGCTTTTAAAGATGCTGTTAACGAGAAAGCTATTTTAGATGAAAGACAAACCGAAAAAGAAAAACAAGAGTTAGAAAAGAGATTAAAAGAAGCCAAAAGAGTTGAGGCTGAAAAAAAGAAAGCTACAGAGGAATCTATTAAACAATTAAGTAAAGAGCAAAAGGCTCAAGCTAAAAGAGATGCTCAAGAGGCTAAAAGACTTAAATCTAAAGAAGATAGTAGGCTTAAAGCTGAGCAAAACTTTATAGATAAGGTTAATAAACTACAAAAAACCTCATCTTTATTAGCTATAGATGATGAAAGAAAACTACAACTAGAAAAGCTTAAAATTAAAAAAGAAGCTTTAGAGGCTGAGGCTAAAATAAAAGTACAGCAAGGTAGTAAACTAGATAACACATTATTAACTTTAACATCTAGTTTTAAGTTAAAAGAAGATGCAATAAATAAAACTTTTGATGATAAGCAAAAGGCTTTAGATGCTGAGAATTTATTAAAAGAGAAAGAAGATAAAGTAAGAAAGTTTGAAAATATTGCAAATGTTGGAAATTTTGCCATAAACTCTACAAAGTCTTTAATAGACTCAATAGCTAATATTGAGTTATCAGCAGAAGAAAGAAAACTAGAAAGAGGTATAATAAATGAGGAGGAGTTTGCTCAGGCTAAATATGAAATAGAAAAGAAAGCCTTTAACACTCAAAAGAAAGCTGATATAGCTCAGGCTATTATAAACGGTGCTTTAGCTGTTAGTAAAGCTTTTGCTCAAGGTGGTTTATTAGGTTTTGCTACATCTGGTCTTATTGCTGCTCAAACAGGGGCACAAGTGGCTAGTATTAGTAAACAAAACTTTCCTCAATCATTTGCAGAGGGTGGATATACTGGAGGTGGAGTTGGTACTCCTGATGCTACAGGGTTTAAACAAGCTGGTGTAGTACATGAGGGTGAGTATGTTGTACCTAAGAATGTATTAGAGTCTAACGGTGGTAGTAGATTAGTTGGTGCTTTAGAATCAATGAGAAACAATAGACCACAACCGTATTTAAGTGCTGGTTTTGCTAATGGTGGTTTTTCTAGTGGTGGAAGTGGTTTAGACTTAACAGATATGGAGAATAGAATATCAAAAGCAGTAGTTAATAGCATTGGATCTATTCCAGTTGTAAACGTAGCAACAGAAACAACTATACAAGCTAATAGAGTTAATAATATACAAAGCGAGGCTACATTTGGGTAAATAAAAAAGGAGGGTGTTTTAAACCCTCCTATAACCTACTCACTAAACACTACTACTCGCAAAAGTGTTGCTAATATAGTCTATTTATTTTATAAATGGTTATATTTGTTTTATGTTATTAACTAAACTATTTGGCAAAGCTAAAAACTACACTAGTGAAATACTAGATAGCAAATCAAAAAAACAAAGATTAGATACTTGTCAGTCATGTTCTAAATACAGAAAAGACTTTACATTTTTACTTATATTTAAAAAAAAGAATATACCTCAATGCGGTATCTGTAAATGTGCTATTAATGATAAAATAATATGGGAGGATGAGAAATGCCCTAAAGAATTATGGTAGACTTTGACGTAAACGAGAATTTAAATAACATAACACAAGAACAAAGAGATAATATAAAAGAAGCTATTAAAAAGGTGCTAGGTAAGATGCGACCTGATTCAATAAGCTTAGATTATTTATTTCAAATGTTTAAAGATAATATAGATCCAAAATTTGACGGTAGATGTGGAAAATGCAAAAAAAGAGTATTAGGCTATTGGAATCAGAGGCTAAAGAGTTGGGGGATGTCTTAACTCATACTTTATATTCAATAATAGATAGCTCTTTAGATAGTAGGCACACGATAACAATACTATTAGATAAAGGTTTAATTAATGAAACAGCTATAAGAGATATAGCGGTGATCAATGACTTTGATAAAATGTATAATATTCCATTAGCTAAGAATATGGATATATATTACAACCTATCTGTAAAGTATGATTTATCAGTAAACCATATCAGGAGAATAATAAGAGATAGATAACTATTTTAAGGAGGTAGTTTAATTGGGGTAGCTTAACGGTTACCCTTTTTTTTGTCCATAATATAAACATTATGTTAAACAGATTATTGTAATCATTGCATAGATGAAATGGTATAACGTAAAAAATTCTATTAATAATCTTTCAATCTCTATTGATGAGGAGATAGGCTCTTTTGGTGTTAATGCTAAAGACTTCATAGAAGAGGTAAAAAGCAATGGATCAAAAAACATTGAGTTAACTATAAATAGCGGTGGTGGTTCTGTATTTGAAGCTTTCGCAATTTATGACTATCTAAAAACATCTAATCTAAATGTAAATGTTAAAATAGTAGGTGTTGCGGCATCTGCTGCATCTGTTTTAGCTCTTGCTGGTGATACTTTGCCAACAATGACAGAAAACAGTGTAATAATGATTCATAACGCATGGATGCCTGTAATAAGTATGCAAGGTATGAATAGTGACGAGATTAGAGATTACCAGGAGGAACTAGAGAAAGATGCTAAGTTAATGGACTCTTTAAATTTAAAGATTGCTAAGATTTATTCTAATGCGACTGGTTTAGATTTAGAGAAAGTTCAAAAGATGATGAGTGAAGAAACTTGGATATTTTCAGAGGAGGCTTTGGAATTAGGTTTTGTTAGCGAAGTTAAAGAGGGTAAGAAAATAGCAGCTTTTGCAAGTGCTAAAGACTTGGCTAAAATGGGGTATAAAAACACTCCATCCAATTATGTAAATCAATTAAATAACGTGAATATGTCAGAGAAAAATGAGTCTATTTTAGACAAGTTAAAAGCTCTAATCTCAAACGAGGGTGCTAAAGAAGTATCTAAAGAGGTTGCAGAGCCAAAAGAAGCTCTTGATATTGACGCTTTAAAAGCTGAATTATCGGCTAGTATTAAAGCTGAATTATCAGAAGAGTTAGAATTAGTTAAAGCTGAAAAGTTAGAACTAGAATCAAAGTTAGAAGCTGAGAAAGCTGAGGTTTTAGCTAAAGCCGATGAGGTAGAGTTAGCTAAGAAAGAAGTAGAGAAAGCTAAAGCTAGCAGAGATGTATCAGAGGCTAAAGCTGATGTTACTGAGGAAATCAAGAAAGAAGTTATCGTAGATGAGTTGGGTAGTGCTATCATCAACGTGTTAAAATCAATGCACTAGAAACTAAATTATTTAAAAAAGAATGGCAAATTTTATTACACAATCAATTTCTAGTACGTATAGCGGAAAGGAATTTACAGAAATCTTATTCGCTCCACAAGAGGGATCGGATGATTTACAAGGAATTAGAGTAATTCCAAACATTAAAGTTAAGGCTAACATGTACCTTAACTCAACTTTAACTAAGATTGTACGATCGTACTCTACTTGTGGTTTTTCTGCTACTGGTGGTGTTACTGATGTATCTGATAGAACTTTAGAAGTAT